TGCAATAGCTGCTGCCTGTGCATTATTTGCTTTGGTTGTGGCATCGTCAATTGCTCTTTGTTCCTCGGCGGTAACTATGCCGTCCGCATGGGCTTTTGCATTTGTTTCTGCCAGGTCAGCCTTAGCTTGTGCTGCTGTCTCCGATGCTGAAACTGCTAAATCGTGGGCCGCATTAGCCTTAGCAGTTGCATCTTCAGCTGCCGCATTAATTGCTGCTATTTGTGCTAAACCTGCTAACCTTACGGCTTCGGATTCTGCTGCTGCTTGTGCTGCTGCTATTCCTGTGCCAACATCCGTATAGGTGTCACCAGCCATAAAGCTGATATTCCCTTTAATCTCTCCTGTATCCAAATTAAAAGAGGCTCCATTCCCTTGTATCTTACCAGTGGTTATGGTATTCCCATTTATGAAAGTAAACCCATAAGAAGTATAGAATTGCCTCATATTATCTACTACAACTCCGAGAGTACCAACCAAGAAGTAATAATATCCGTCTGTTCCAACTGTCTTATATTGAGTTTGAGAGAATATAATATCCCCGCTGGTTAACGCAGTATTAACAGGGCATCTAAGATAGCAATAATAGGCAATTGTGCTGTCCGTAATAGGTCCCCAAGGAGCAGTTAGCGAGTTACCTCCTGCTACTGACCAAGTGCGAGAAGCAACTTGCATTTTAGTATCGGTGATACTTCCAGCAGTCCATGCTATATAATTTGGAGTTTTAGGCACCGATGAAAACTTAATCCCAGCAACTGTAAATTGCTGCGTTGCTGTTCCCGCCAATAAAGATGCCGTTTGAACAGTTAATGGCTGAATTTTTTCTGTATAAAAATCACCATCTGGATTAAATGCCATATCAATAGCCTCTTGTGCGCCACGAAAAGTTCGAGTCTTGAACATTGGAGAAGTAACTCCACTTTGTTCAAGATATGTACTATTGTTAGTCACATCGTTTTTAAGTGCCTGATAACTACTTTGAACGTATGGAAGTTGAGATATTGTTATATTTTGCTTATATGGAGATGTTATATTTCTTTTTAGAGTGATTATTCTATAATCTACATCGAGTCCTAATTTCTCATTATGAATATGCACTATTTGACCTTTTATAAATCCAATTGAATTATTCGTAGCCCATACCTCATCAATGGGACAATCATATTGATTTTGGTCAAGCGAGTATTGTGCAAGGTATTCGGTAGCTTTATCCAACAATCTTGACTCTGCTTTTTGTACGTATGATTGAGGCATATATAAGTAAAGTAAAACATATTGATCAAATTGATTCATACCATAAACAGCAGATGGAAGAACAGAATCTGTTGAGTCTTGAATCTGACCAATGGTTATCTCGTACCCTAAATTAACCCCCAATGATAAAGCGTTCGTAATAGGAAATTGATAACCAGCCATATTCCCTGTCAGAAAACTAACTTTAGGGATAGTTCCATCCGACATGATATATTTCGGGTCAAGCGGGTTGAAGGTAAGATTGGCATCAATAAATTTATACTGACTTACAAATGTCGTAATTGTACCTTCACTTAATTTCCAATTAGAGCCAACAAGTGGCGCGATTCCCATACATGGAGCGATGCAATCAAAAGATCTACCACTCGAATCTAAAACTTGTGAGCCTGCATTATACGCAGTAGAAGGGTTATAGTCTTCTGTTGCATGATGCAATTCAGGCTTAATATCATCTAATGTCACAACCCCTTCTAATGGATTCTGCGTATCAATATTTAATGAGTCGAGATAATACCTATTTGGGAGCATTAGTCGATTAGAACCGTTCCTATATGTTCCGTATAGGTTACTTGTAGAACCTAATGCTACAAGTCTTGTTATCTTACTCGTCCCGCTTACTTCTTGTTTAGTGATTGATGTTAATCCATTTCCTTGTTCGAGAATCAACGTGTCCGTATTAGTATAATTAAGTACCTGTGGGTCTTGAATTATTTTTGGAGCAATGTAGGCTAATTTATTGATATTAATCCTAAAGTTATCCCCATCCATATCAATCCAATGCTCAGTTTGAAACAGATTGCATACGGATGTCAATGCTCCTAAACAGGTAACATTAGAGAATGCTTGCGATAAAGGGTTCGATGCTATGCAACTTCCAACTACCCAAGTTTGATTAGGTCTTGCACGGTTCATATTACTCACCAATAATTCAGCATACCCACGAGGAGTTAGAATAGATGTAAAGTCAAATGCGGGAGCAGTATTTACTACTGTCCAGAACTCGCCTTCTACGGGTGCAATAGATGTATTTTTAAGGCATAGATAGACTACGTTTAGGATATATACATAGTTACCTTTTACGTAACTTCCAGAAGAATAAGATGGTACTTGTGTCCAATATGCTCCTTCGGTTAATGCCGATCCTACCGTTGGGGTATCATATATGAATCTCCATACTAAATTTGTAGATGCTAAAACTACGCTGCCTTTACAGTAGATAGTTTTAGCATCGTAAGAATTAATAACTAAAAGCGAAGTATCATCAAATAGCTCAAAGTTTACCTTATCCAAAAATGCTCGTGGCGATTCAAATTTTAAAGTGTATGAATATTTATTAGTGCCATTGACTACAATAGGTGCTGGCTTGTCTAATAGAGTATATCTATTATTAAATAAATTTACGTAGTCTCCCGTATCAAATGGAATCCAACTATTAAGCTCAAACTTAGCGGATGCATACTCTTCATTCGATATTTGAAACAAGACTTCAGAATCAGACGACTCGTCAGCCTCTACCCTAATTAATCCTTCTTTGGTGTATACTATCATTACTAATTATTTATAAAATTTCTTACTGGTCTTACCTTATAAGTACCTGTTTTCCCAAAGGAGCCATCTATACCATTACTCATGTCCACATATTTAGCCTTGCCATAACCACCATCACTAGATGACCAATAAATGGTATTTACAGTAGTATCAATCCCTCCTATTGCTATTCTATTCAGATATATCTTTTTGAGTTCATTAAATGCTGGGAAATACCAATCTGAAAATCCTTCAGCCGACAATGAATCACATTGATGAGCCGCATCCGTGTTCAAATCAGAAAGCAGTATGTTTGTATTAGATTGTCCATATCCGATTAAATCAGAAGTTGCAAAATCAGGAGTATAGTTTCCGAATTTATACATAGATGGTAAGTCCGATGTAGCTGCGATTAATCCTTTTTGAATAGATGAGTTATAACCAAAATCACCAGGCTGAAGTATGTAGGCTACTTTCCCTCCAAATATAGATTGCCCTATTATTACTGGGGTTATAGCTATATTGGTCGTTCTGTTTATTGGGTTCGCCTCTCTAACTTTTATGACAAACATATTATATCCGCTATATCTATTAAAAGATGAGCACGCAAGATACTCTAAATGATACGTAGTATTAGTTAGACTATCAAACCAAGATACGGATGGATGCGCCACCATATAATTCAAGAACATGTTGTAATGCTCAAATGAATCGCACAGAAAACTTAAAGTGAATTCTTTATGCTTTAAGAATGATTGTCCATATAGTACGTTCAATCCATTTCTGTCTGGCATATCAATAGATATCTTATCCTTTATGTCTGGGTATTGCATGAGCGTATTATAATATCCATCCTTTGCGGGCTCAATACCCCATGCAGTTGAAATGTCTATAGAATCTACTGTTATCATAATACTTTTACTCCGTAAGTTTTAATATCAGATAAAATGCTTTTAATTCCTGCTAAATCACGAGTATTGCGGGCTATCTCTGCCACATCATTGAATGCGATTTGCAATATCCCAGCCTGACCTTGCAAAGATAATAATAAATCCGAAACATTATTACCAATTTTTGATAAATTTATATCCATATTAGCAGTATGAATCCGAACCGCACTAAATTGAGCCGTCAATATGTCGGCAGTGGGTTGATCCATTCCTTTTATGGCAGATGTAGTTGAATTTTTATTGTCGTTAGTTGTGCCGCCTAAATCAAATCCAGCACCAGCAGCACTCGTTTGAAAAGTTTTCCATAACTCCATTGCAGCAGGTGTTCCAGTAGCAAAAGCTGCATTTAATTCAGCTAAAGCGTCCTGTATTAGTTTTTCCTTTGTCGCATTATCTGTCGTTTTATCTAACATTGCTGCCTGTATCTTTGCTTGCGCTGTAGCAAGAGGAACAGAAAATTCCATTTGATAGATAATATCCTTTACCATTTTAGTAAAAGAATCAGAGATATACCCCGTTACATCGTCAGTCCATTGAGTTAAATTATCTTGGTCAGTAACTAACGAGTCCATTATATTTCCACCAAGAGAACTGAATATACCAGATAGGTAAGAGTCTATTTCATCAAGATAAGATTTATATGCGTCGTACTCATCGATTAAATTTTGAAGTATTTTCTTATCTGCATCGCTAGTTGTGCTCATTGCTAATTTAGCTTTTGCTTCTACCTCATCAAAGCCTTCGATTGTCTTAGAAATGAATCCCCATTTTGACGACATCGTTGTAGCCCCTCTCGATGTGACCTCAAGTGATTTTATTGTATCGTTATAATTGGAAGCTGCTTGATTCATTAATCCAACTTGTGCCGTAGCCTTACCAAACACGTCATCTCCAAATATATTACTAAACTTCTTATCATTCATAGCAGCATAAGCCTCTAAATATGCTTTTTTAACTGCTTCTATTGAGTCAAGTTCTTTTTGTGCCTCCTCTGCCCTCTTTTTAGATGCAGATGTGAATATATTAGCTATTTTAGTAGCGACAGTTATTACAGCAGAAATTACAGCAAGTATTACAGATGCTTTTTCAACTACCTGTAAAGCCCCAGCAGCTCCTTCACTTGCAGCTTTCCAACCCGTTATTGCAGAAGTAACAAAAGAACCTATATCGCCAATTGCAGATATTATTTCTCCTGCCGTACCACCAATTGCAGAGCCGACAGATGATAACTCTTTTGATAAATCACCATATGCAGACGTAATTGTTTTTACCGCTTTTACTCCGTTATTCTGTATTATATTCAAATTATTTTGGGAGTTGGCTACCTTATCAGTTGCGACTTTTACGGCAATTTTCTGCTCGACTCCTGATATTGGAGCAAGCATCCCAGTATCTCCAACCTTCAATCCTGATTGAGCTAATGACAATTCTAATTTAGAGCTATTTATATCCTCTTGAGCCGTCTTTAATTTTTCAGCTTCTTCTCTTAATACCTTAAATGGATTTTTTTCTATGAATTTATCTGTAACGTTCTGAATAGTTTTTGAATACTCCTTAAAATCAGCTACGCTTAAAGTTCCAGCAGCAGTTCTTTTAAGTTTTTCCATTTCTCCCATCAACTTTTCAAGAGTTTCAGTAGAAACATTATTTAAATCCTCAAATGCCATTGAGTATTCAGGAGTAGATTTTAATTGGTCGAAAGACAACGACATCAAATCCTTTGCCTTATTTACATTCGCCTGTATGGTTGCTGAATCAATTTGCCCAACAAGCCCCATGTCACCTTTTTTAGATGCACGCTCTCTGTCGGATGATAAGGCTGCTAATGTATCATTATATTTTCTTTCAATTTCAGTTTTTTTAGCAGTATAGTCACCGTATTCAAGTAATTGCTTTTCTAATAATACTGATAATTTTGCATCGTTATCTTTTTGAGTAGAATCAACTTCGCTATTATATGTATTTAATGCTTCTTTTGCTGCATTAAGAGATGCAAGAATAGTAGCCTTTGTCTTCTCTCCGGTGGCGTTGTCATACATTCCTTGTAATGTATCTACTCCGCCTTGTAAGCTATCTATTTTAGGCGCAGTAGTTTTTGTCTTGCTGGTATTAGGATTTTGATTTCTAAATATATTGTTTATATTCTCCTGTTCCAATTTAAGCATTTTAGCCTGCTCCGCTGAAAGAGAAGTCATTTTTTTCTCAAAATTATTTTCCTGTTGTGCTTTTTCTTTCGCATATCCAGCATCCATTGCATCAATAATAGCCTGCGTAGCATCTGTCTCTCCTTTGCTCTTAAGATTAGCTAATTCGGCATTATTAGCACGAATTTGATCTAAACGTTTTGCTGCTTCTGATGCTTCACGATTGCGAAGTTCTTGGGCTCTATTAGCAGCTTTATATGCCTTTTCGCTTGGAAATTTAGCCATCTCCTCATCTGCCTTCTTTTCATCGGCAAGCTGTTTTGCATAGTATTCTTTTGTTTTATTATCAGCCGTCCCTGCTTTTAATGCATCCATTGCGGCAGAACCCATATCCTTTACGTGCTGTATCGCTTCTTTTTTCAAATTAGACCAATGGTCATAAGTATCTTCTTCTTCCTTGACTTCTAACCCCTTTTTAGATTTATTATAATCCTCTATATCCTTATTAACCCTTTTAGATGTAGCAACCAAATCGTCTTGTATTTCCTTTAGTCTTATTTGAGCTCTTCCTTTTCCAGTTTCAGATGCATTAGCCACTATCTCTTGCTGTGCATACAAAGCCTGCTGTTTATCAGACACCAACTTTTTTTCACCTAAAATGACTTCGTACTCTTTTGCCTTATTCATTTTATTTTGAGCCTCAACAGAATCCATGAGTCTAAGTTGTTCGAGTTTCCTATCGCCTATTATAGCACCAAATTGATCGTGCAATATTTGATAAGCATCAGATTGAGCCTTAGTTCCATTTAGAGCTTTATTCTTAATTATATCAAGATTATCGCTGAATTGTTTTGACTTCTTGTCTGCTTTTGCTTGTATGTCGTCTAAAGCTTTCCCCAAGTTCCTCTGTGATCTCTCTGCTGCCGTTGTTCCATCGTAAAGAGCCCACACAATGGTTACTAATGTGGCTAAAGCAACTCCAGCTGCTAAGTATGGATTAACTACCATAGTCCGGGTTAAGGTTGCTGTAATCGCAGTTAATCTCGCTTTTGCAGCAGCTACTAAATCCGTTGCTGCTGCTTGTCCAATCTCACTTGCCGAGTCTATCTCATTTATTAATATCTCTTTCTTTTTAGTAGCGTTTTTCAGTTCTGTTGCCACTATGTTTCTTTCTTTTGATACTGTATTAAAGTTTTCCTGTGCCGTAGCAGCCTCTTCTGCACTAGCTGATAAAAGAGTAGTTTCAGACTCTGTAGCTTTTAATGTTATTTTATCTAATCTGGCTGATGCTGCCGCTTCTTCAGCAGTTGCCGATTCTAATAGCGCAGCTACTTCTTTCCTTATTGCCTTGCCATAAGCTTCACTTCCAACAACAAAACCAGTTTTAGCGATTGCCGCTTTAGTTTCTGCCGATACCAATGTTTCCAATGATGCAACTTCTGCTAAGTTCGCAGTAGTTGCAGCCATATTATTACCAAGATTGACAACCATTTTAGCTACCTGATAACTTCCAACAGCAGCGGCAGCAACTGCTATCGCATCTCCAAGTGCCTGCCAATGGGCAATTGCTGTATCGACAAAACCAACAGACATATTAATAAATCCGTCTGAACTTTCACCCATATCCTTCATAGCAAGAATCCATTTATCCTTGACGTTAGATAATAATCCGGCAGTAGTACTCATCATCTTTTCAGAGAATCCATAGTATTGACCACCAGCCGCTGTCAATGATTCAATAGCACGCTTTACATCCTCGAATCCAACAGCTCCCATTTGTGTCATTTTCTTAATTTTGTCAGGGGTAGTATCCATTACTTTAGCGAGTGCTTCATAGATTGGAATACCAAGGTTACCAAACTGCATAAGAGTACGTGTATATACTTTACCTTCGGTTAATGACTTACCGTAAATGTAGGCTATTTCTTTTATAGGTTTTCCTGCCCCTGCTGCAACATCGGATAACATTTTAATCTGACTAACAACGTTATCAGCACCAACTCCAAAAGCCATCAATTGCTTAGCCGCTTCGGTAATATCATTTACTTGCAATGGGGAGTTAACAGCAAATTGAGTAAGTTCGTGCATTATTTTAGCACCTTTTTCAGCACTACCAGCAAACGAGTTGATGGCTGTTTGTAGAAATTCAAACTGAGTTTTTACATCGATAATTTCACTTGCCATAGATTTTAAAACGCTAACTGAACCATAAGCAACCATAGATCCGAATGCATATTTAAAACGTCTTTCAAGAAATGATAATTGTTCGGTACTTGATGCTACATCTTTTTGAATGCCAGCAACCATTGGGGCTAGTGGGCTGTTATTGCCGACTTGTAATTTGGCAGCCGATTTGCTAATGCGTGTCATCGACTGGTCATACTTAGCGGTAAAGTTACCCAACTTAGTAATTTCCATGTCAATGGTTTTACCCAATGTTTCTATTTGAGTTTTTATGCTTGAAATCATAGATGGATCGACAGGATTGTCAAATTTTACCTTCGAAGCAGCGATTACCTTTCCGTACTTTTGAGTAATCTCGTCTAATGCAGCCGTAACCCGATTAGTAAGGGTTGTAAATATCTGTATGGCTTCTTGCTGATTAGCTCTTAATCCTGAATTATCAATTCCTGTAGCCCAAAATAGTTCGTTGGTGTCCATATACTAAATTTTAAATGTAACATGCAAATATAACTATTTATTCTCAAACATGTTGTATAACATAAGAAAAAGATTGGAATGGTGAAATAAAAGCGGTTACTTTGCATCGAAAGAAATAGGTGAGCTTACCAGATACATGTAGAATGTTACATACCGAGCTGGCAAGACTGATAGCTGTCTGGATTTGTGTTTCAGCGTCAGGTAAGTTAAAAACGAGGCGACTCTATGCGCCTACACCTATTTCTTTTTTTTAATTGGAATCAAATCAAATCAAATCAAATCAAATCAAATCAAATCAAATCAATATGAAAACAAAATTTTATGCAAAGGGAGATGTCGTATATTTTAGATGTCCATATACGTTTCGAAAATCGCATTATATAATTACCAATGGCTTTATAGATAGTCCAAAAGAAAATTGGGATATGCTAAAAAATATAAAACCTAAAGACAAAAAACTTTTAGTTGAAAAGGTTGGCGTAATATGCGGAGATATAGAAACATTCAATTCCTATGTATGTGACATTTTTGATGATAAAGTATATACTCCTATTTTAAATAAGTCATCAGTTATTGGTCGCTCTTTTGATTGTATAACTATACTACCACGCGAGAAAGGATGCTATGATGAGGAGTGGTTAAATATGGTTATAGGAACAAGAATAGATAGACCATTATGGAATCAAATCAAATCAAATCAAATAAAATCAAATCAAATAAAATCAAATAAAATCAAATAAAAATGGAAATATATGGAAACAAACTCACTTTACCTGATAGGTTAATTGAATGGTCAATTTGTAAATATGAATTTATTGACCAATGTAAAGATGGTGATGTAATAATACATGATAGGCTTAGTGTATTAGAGCTTGCAAGGCTATTTAACGATGCTATTAATGGAGCAGACATAACAAATAAGAATATATTACGAGAATGTCAGCATTTAGCAGATAATTGGCTGTCAAATTACTGTTGGTGCATAGATAATTTTAGTCGAGATGCCGAATCGAAAGATTTTGAAGGATCATTCAAACATTGGTATATAAAAGATATAATAGGGGAAAATAATATAAAGTTATTTTATGATAATATATACATTTAATAACATAAAAGGCTGGAACTAAAAATTCCAGCCTTTATTTTTATCCTCTTATCACTCCTGTTATATTCATTTCTTCTTTTACTTCTTCAGTATTATTCATACTACTATATTCAGTCATCATATTTTGCAATAACGTCCATCCCATAGATAACGTATATTCTGGAGTAAATCCAAAATTTTGATTTGCAATTACGATAATTTTTGTGAAGTCATATATGTCACATATCTTTTCTCTGCGGCTATTAACCCCGCTCTTGTTTGTAGGCTCAACCTTTGGATTAAGTTGATAGATTTCAGAAAAGATGATTTACCCATTCGATACAATACTCCGATTAATATAGCCATGCAATCATCGGGGGTAGCTTTCTCCGATATGTCTTCTCCCGCAATAGTATTGACTATAAAAATAATATCTTTGCCATACTTACCAAAAAAATCTAAAAAATCGCTTAACCTACCATTCTCTATGCTTTCTTGTAAGCCATCTAAATCCACTTTCGTTATCTTTGCTACATAAGGCTGTATTTTTACCATCTGCGCCATAGATAGCGGGTAGACCATCCACTCTTTGTATTTGTACGGAAGTCGAAGTATATTCTCCGAGTCTTGTAGTAAAAATTCTTCTATTGTTTGATTTTCCATATTATAAAATTATTTTATTGTGCAAATATAACTATTTATTTCTAAATGTGTTGTATAACATAAGAAAAAGTTTGGAAGAGTGAAATAAATGATATATCTTTGTCAAATAATTGCGAGTCGAAATATAGCAATTAACCTATAAAAGCCCTTTTTAAATGAAGCAGACTTCGACTCCTGCTAATTTTAGATTGGGCTATTTTTATAAATCAAATCAAAATGAGTAACAACAAGAGTTATGTAAAAGTATCACAGCATGGAGCTGGGTGGGATGATGGTTGCTTTGAGCTAACGCTTATCGAATTAGAGGATATTGTCAACAAAGCAAAATTAAACGGAGCAACAAAAGTAGAAGTAACGGCAGGGCAATCAGCATCGTTGTACTTTTACAGAGAACAAACCAATGATGAATATAACTATGAACTTCAGGGTAGAATCGACGAAAAACTATCAGAGGTTGACGAAATGGAGAAAAGTATTTTGTTAGTATAAACACTTTAAAAATAAAATCAAAATGGAAAATGAAAAAATGAAAATGGAATATCTAGCGATTTCTTCCGTCCCTGAGTCGATCAAGGATGCTAATTATGTTGAGATTAATCGTACTTATAATCAGTTTGCTAATGAGATTAACGATTGCATTAATTCCAGAATAAGAAGAAAGTACGCAAGTGATTCTAAGTTACCTATGTATCCAGAAAGAAAATAGATGTATTTACAGAAAAAAAATGAAATAAGTTATGAAAAATAAAAAAGACGTATTTGGTCATATTCCAAAATTTAAAGTATTAAATACTACGCTATCTTCTATGTCCTCAGGTGCGAATAAACTACATGAATTGTCTGTAAAATCAAGTGAGTCAGATATATCTCTTTTAAGAGATTGTATTTCAGGTAAAATAATGGATGATAATAAGATAGAAGGAATGTCGGAAGAAATGGCAGAGAGGGCCACCAATGTCTTATCCGAAGGAAGAGAAAATGTAATAAAATCAAATTTAAATCCAATAGGAGACGCTTATAGCGCAGGAAAGATTAGAGGTTATCGTGATGGATATAATAAAGCGGTAGATGATATTACCGCAAATATATCTAAATTATGCAAAATTCAAAAACCTGCTTATCCTGGGAGTGTTAAAATATACGAGATAGAAGAATAATCAAATCAAATCAAATCAAAATGGAAAAACAAACGGTAGATATTTATGTATAGGCATTCAATAAAGGCTATGATGAAGGATATATAAAAGGATATAAAGAAGTTAACTTTACAGAAAAAAAAAGATGGTAAGATTTGTAGAAATGAAAGGTATTTATGGCGATGATACAAAATCATTTGGATTTTATGATACAGTAAGAGATAAATTTATCTATGCAGGAGGGGTATGCATATTCGATTCATTGAAAGAGTTTACCGATGCTTATAATGATGGGTGCGATTTTCCATTAGACCGACTTGAACCAAAAATAACAGATAGATGGAGAAAAAAGATAAAAATAAAATCTAATTGAAAAAATAATTGTTTAAATAATAAAGGCTGGAACTCTCACTCCAGCCTTTTTAATGATACGCAAATTTATTTTTAGAATGCTGGACTAATCTGGAAAGAAGCTCCATAAACACGATGACGCATTACATTGAATGTAACAGTAAACGGTTGTGGTTCTGTACTCTTTCCTGCTGCTCCTGACCATGAATAGGTAGGTTTAGCGTTGAATAACTCAACCGTAATAGTTTTGCCATCAGAGTTTTTACCTGTAATTTTTACATATTTGTTTACTACAGTTTCCGATGCAGATGTACCAAATTTCAACTTGTCAGGTGTTGTCGGAGACCCTGCCGTTCCTGCTGTCAATACTGCCGATGTTAAGTCAGCAATAGTTTCTGCGGTTGCGGTAACTAAACCTAAAACTGCTTTTTTAGCACTTGGAGTAGTTCTCACATTGTAAGTTTCCCCATCTTCCGTATAATCATTCGTAACTGATTCTTCTGGAATATCCAAACTGAAAGAACCTTGTTTTAATTGATCCGCAGTGATAGAAACGAGCACGGTCGGTACTGTTGACGAGCTTAAATCTACATCTGCATATTCAGCAGAGACGAACTCTACTATATTGATAACACCGCTTGTTGCTGCCATAATTTTATTTTATTAATAGTTAATTGTTCTTATTTTAAAAGTTGTGACAGTATAATTACTGTCTAAGTTATCTGTAAAAGGGTCAACGAGTTCATTGAAATTTATCTGACCATTAGCAGCTACGAATGATTTTAATTTTAGAGATACTGTATTGCAATATGACTCAACTACTAATTTATCGTATAAACCCCCTTTTTTAGGTACATATAAAAGAATTACTATATCATTCGTGCTGCTAATATACGTCTTTTTTATCGGAATATAGGTCAATACAAAACATTTTCCTGTTTCAGCATCCTTTTTTACTTCGTTATATATAGGTATTCCTACATCAGCAAGCAAAACTCTAAGCTGGTCAATCACACTAAATATCGTATTGGTCATATAATTGCCATTTTTATAAAACTAAAAACCTCACTTGCATCGGGTGTAAAGCTATCTAAAACCGTTCTTCCTTTTGTTTCTACTATCCCTGCATAAGGTGCTGCTGCAAATACTATTCCAACAATTCCTATTTCAGGTATATGAGTTCCATCTGGTAATTCTGATTTGCCGATAATAAATTCGTCAAGAGCGTGTTTAAAATCTGAAAGTCCGCGGGCTGGGTCTGTTCCAGAAGTCGCCTGCAAGTTCTCCCATTTTATAATTTCCTCTCTGTTCTTTAGAATTACAATTCCAATAGACGATTCGAGTTCACCTTTTACATTTCTATAAGTGTGAATTGACTGAGCTTTCTCGGCAATTTCCTTACAAATATCGAATAATGCATCTGTGAGTTTTCCCTCGTCAAAAGCAACCTCTGTTTTTTTATTAAGTTTGCTGATAACTTGTGGTAACGTCCACTTCTGTATCATTTGACCCACAGTTCTATATTTAAACTTGTTGGAAAATTTGAAACAATAACTCCCTCGCTATTATTACAAGTTACTTCAGAACCTATTTTGAAATCCAAAGTCGATGTCGGTGAAACAAATAATTTATACTTAACCTCGACAAAAGAACCTGCATAGCTAACTTTTTCTCCACCGATTGTCGGTTGATAATCTGCAAAAAATGGTATATCTACTCCTTCGCTAATAGGATCACCGTTTTCATCAAGTACAGGTTCTCCTTTTATTGTTGCTAAAAACGGATATCTTACCATGAGCTTCCAGTTACGATAGTTCCAACATTAGGTTCGATATAAACTATACCTACTGAATTTAAAACAGCCTTACCCATATTATATAGGTATGACCTTGATTCATTCGATGTAGTTTCTGATGTACTTCCTTGTTTATAATCTCCTGAAATAGCCTTACCGATCATGCCTAAAGCCATTGACGGCTTATTATCCTGCGACCCTTCTACATCTATATCATACAAACCTAACGTAAGGGTTGCTACCGTTACGTCAGGGTTATAAGACATATATGCTTGGATGTTAGTCATTATACTAAAGCTGAACCAGTAGTTGTATCATCAGTTACCAAAATAGCCATAATCTTTCTGATTTTCAGAACAGGGAGAGCCGACAAATCGGATTCTAATGTCAAATTGCCTTTTTCTGAACGAGAAGAAAGCAGTACATTTCCTTCGGTAACAGCGTAATTATAATTCTGGTCTGGCATCCATTGTTCAGCGGCTGGAGTGTACATATAGTAACCCAAGTCAGTGCCAATGGTAGCGGCTACACGTCCATCAAGGAATCCGTAGAATTGGCTAACTACATTACCGTTATCGTCTCCGATAGCAATGGTATGGTCAACTTCATTCAATGCAGGAATCCTGTACTGACCATTAAGAACGATATTCACATTTTCAGAAGATGGAATACCTATAACTTTAGTTTGTCCAGAACCACCAGTAATATATCCAGTGATAGCATTTTTGGTGGATGTTTGAGCCAGCAACTTGCGAACTTCATCTGGATTCAAACTCAAAGTGTTCACTTTAATCTTTAAATCTTTCCAAACTTTATTTACAAATTTGTCAAGGTCAGCTAATGCGGTAGCATTTGCAGCTTCGCTCCAAACAGTTCCTACGTGATATTTCTTAACCACAAAATCAATCTGATATGGAATTTTTGTTAAATTCTTATCTGAATCAATAGTAGCAGTTCCATTCGACCATTCTTCAAGTAACAACTTGTCGATAGTTACCAATGGGTTACGACTCAATTTATCGAATCTGCCTGAAAGAATTTCGGTTAATTGGTCAGTCAGTTGATCTGCAACCTCTGCATTTCCACTTTCTACATTCTTCATAATAAAATCCTCCAACCTGCGAATTTCTTGCAGTTCATCAGATGATACAGGATATTTATCACCAAAGTGAGGAATAGTACCTCTTAATTCGGCAGGAGCTTGTGTTCCTATGATTGGTTTCCCAGAATGTTCGTCAATCAATGAAGCCATTACTGGCATATTGATGGCTTTTTCAATACCTTTCCAGTCCTTTGTTTCATTGAAACGTGGGGTTAAGTATTTACTATAAACAGTCTCTGTAAAAATAGGGTTTAAATCAGTAATGAATGCTTGAAACATCCCTGAATCGCTTACTTTATCTTGAAATCTTTCCATGGTTATACTATTTTAAAACCGTTAGATACTAATGCTGCAACTGTTGCAGGCGAAACGTCATAAGGTAATTTAGCGGAATTAATCAACTCAAAAACCCACATTACAGGCATTACTCGTTCTCCACCCTGTACATTTTTTACAGCCTCTCCCAATAAGGCATTAACTGCATATTTCAAAGCAGGAGTAGCTCCAGCTGCTGTTGCCTGTTCTAAATATGCGCCAGCAGTTGCGCCGACACACGGGGCACTCAAAGTAAGCGTATCGTACGCTGCATTTGTTTTATCAATCGAATTAATTGCGACAGCATCTCCCGATACGTATACAAATTCACCAACTGATAAAAGATTTTTCTTTGAAACTCTTGGTGCGGTAGTAGTTCCACCTGTTATTACAAGAGCGTTCTTCACAACGTGAACTATATGCGTAGATAGATCGAAATATATCGGAGTTCCTAATTTTACCGTTGTACCAGCTGTTATTCCAGATGATGCAGCGAAATATCCTCCACCTTTACCATCGGTATATTGCTTATTATGATCCCAAATCTTAGGATCATTAATAGGAGCGTCAAAAAATTCTAAATCTTTTGCCATTGTTTATTTTTTTAATTGTTTATCTCTTTTTTCCTGTAACCTTTTGACTGAATCTGAAACAGACTTATCGCCATCTGACGCATTTACGCTTGAACTCGAACTTGTTGCATAAGATTTAAGACCTCGACTAACCATTAATTGACGATACTTATCAGCGGCAGCATCAATTTCTGCATTCGTAGCAGTAATTGGCAGTGAGCTTTTAAGCATGGTTACTTCTAACGGGTCAAATCCCTTGGTTTTTGTTTCGACATAAGCATCGAATTGAGCTTTTGCGGTAGTTTCTTTCGTAGTTTTAATATCACCCATAAGTAAGTCAAGTTTGTCTTGTATTGCTTTTAGTTCTGGTGAAACCACTGTTTCGGCAGGTTTAGATTGCTCTGCTGGTTTACTTCTCGCTTTATCAAGAAGAGCCTGCAAAGTTTTAACCGTACCTCCGTCTGCTAATTTCTTTAACTCGTCTTCTGTATATTCCGTAATGTCTTTCGGTTTCGCAGTGAATGTTTTGGCAGTACCAACCCATGCATCTAACGCCTCCTGTGTTTCAAACGAAATCCCAATTGCGAGTTTTTCATCAATCCCCTCCGATTGGAGTTTACTGACTATTACTTCATTTTCAATCATAGTGTTTATTTAATTTGTTGCAAATATAATTAATTCTTTATTTAGTATAACTTTTTTATAGTTAAAGATTGTTATTCTATATCTAAATTAGGTTTTGAGTTATCGTTGAACTTTTTGATGTTTCTTTTTGCTTTGTTTAGATATTTAATAAATTCAACTAATTCATCGTATTCAAGACCTCCATCTATCTGTTCCCCGTTTAAAAACGCCACAATTCCTATTTCTTTTATTTCCCTATACGGATGTAAATCGTTCGTATCACAAACGTAAAACTCAATCATATCATCTCCGAATTGAGTCTTAAAAACTTCCTTATCTATTGACTTTCCCATCTTAATTAACCCCTCCCTGATTCCTCACATTCTCTGCCGCACTCGCAGTAGTTTTTAAATTAGCCTCAACCTTAGCTTTAGCTGATGCATCTGCTGCAACCTTAGCTTTTAATTGAGCCTCTG